TCACTAATGATCGAGGGCTATCTCAGTCCGTACTTTCGTACTTTTAGAGACCCTCCTTGATTTTTGATTAGAAGTTCTAGAGGTTGAATAACAATCTTTATTGCTTATTCGCTCTTAGGTTGGACCAAAGAACTGCCGTCCTGAAAAGAACAGCGGAGCTTTGGTTGCTCTTTCTTCTCATTCACTTTCATACCTTTTATGTTTTTAAGGTACCCTAACGGGAACATCTTTGATTTTTTCAAATCGTAAATCTTAACCACATTTGTGATTTGATTAGCAGGATGATTAAAAGGAACTATATTTAATCTATGAAAAATAATAATAACAAAGTTATTAAAAAAGTCAGTCGATTAAACATGTTCAAGAAGAAGAAGTTAGTAACATCTAAAGTGTTCTCCATCGGGAATTATTTACTATCCAATGTAAATAAGACCCCTTTGTCAATCGCTATAAAGAAAATTTTAAAATTATCTTTTAGTCGAGCGACAGGGCTAACGTTAAGAGTTAGAATAGTACTAAAGCTTTGATCTATGATTTTAAAATTAAATAAAAATCATGGATCCCTTTTCACTATTAAGTGATTAAAGGCTTGTTATGTCGCATTACAAAAGAGTCTGGCAGGTGATAATTTATCTAGTTTGAGAGATCTTGAGAAAGATCTTCCTCTTCCTAGATTAATTAATGGTCTTCCTACTATTATAGGTCCTAGAGATAGGGCTTTAATAAAGAGAAACCATAAACCTGTCATTATCTTTTGAAGCTCAATCTTTTCTGTATACAGAGTGTTAAAAGCTCCATATACCCTTTCGGTTTCTACTATTATATCTCAATTTACTGGAAACTTCAATAGTCTTCTATCTTATTGTAAGATAGCAGAAACTAAGAATGTTTTCATGTGCTTACCTAATTATGACTTATGAAAAAGCCATGTTAGATTGGCTCCTAGAAATTTATTAATTTCTAGAGCTGCCTCTGCAACGAACAAAGAATCCTGAAATGGATTACTAAGTGACATTGCTTTAATTTTTTGTACCGATAAATTTATCTCTGTAAGAGAAAATATTTTTCAATACTTAAAATTATTAAAAGAAAATCGATATAACACAACTCAATTCTATTCTCGAATTAAGGGAGCTATTGATTTGTTTCACCTTAGTGAACAAACTATAATTTCTCTTAAAACAAAGAAGAGTTGAAAGTTTGAGTTAGGTCAATTAGCTTTTAAAGAGGAAGCAGCAGGTAAATTACGAGTTTTCGCCATAGTGGACTCTCTTACTCAAAGTGTTTTAACTCCTCTCCATGATTCCTTATTTGACTTATTGCGAATAATACCAAATGATGGTACATTCGATCAAGAAGCTTCAATAAGAAGATCACAGGAGAAAGCAGTTAAGTATGGATGTGCATATTCTTTTGATCTATCAGCAGCTACCGACAGACTTCCTGTTCTTTTATCTGCAAGCATTTTAGATAGCTTGTTTATAAGAGGATTAGGGAAAGTCTGAAAGGATCTACTGGTTGATCGAAATTATGCGATTCCATCACATAAGTATGAGACCTCCTATGACAAAGAATTCGTTCGATATCAAGTAGGTCAACCGATGGGGGCAAAAAGTTCTTGAGCAATGCTTGCTATAACTCACCATTGGATTTTACAATTTTCTTCTCCATTATTTATATTAAATAAATGAGAGGATAAATATGAAATCCTAGGTGATGATTTAGTAGTATTTGACTCAGAGCTAGCTCAGAGATATTTAGAAGTTACAAAAGAGTTAGGTGTAACAATAAATTTATCAAAATCTATTGTATCACCTAATTTACCTGTGTTTGAATTTGCAAAAAGAACTTGCATCGGTGAAATGAATGTTTCGCCTATAGCATTTTCTCAATTGTTATCTTCATCTCTAGGTGAACGAGTAGGTACATTCTTCAATCTTGTCGAAAGAGGAATTATAACTACTTGCTCGACTATTTTAACTTCTATATCAAGGGATGGTAGTTCTTTAGCATCTTATAAGAATAAGATGGTAATAACTCCTGTATTAGCCATTCTCGGGGCCTTATGTAAACAACATAAGATACCGCACCGATGGTTATTTGAGTCTTTAGTAGATCCTCATAATGATGAATTTGATTTTTCAAATGATTCATTACGAATACCTATTAATGATTCGTGTAAATTAATACAGAGAGTAGTTACAACTAATTCTCTTCCGGATTCATATCCTTTCTCCAATGAAGATGTTCGTTCTGAAATGTATTCAGATTACGAACCTGAGTTTGGTAATGTAATTGCGAATACAGCCTTAGCAAAAGCTAAAGCTTTACAAGCAGATTACGATAACCTAATCAGATCTCAAGCCTCTAAATTAGTTAGTAATTGAGAGTCCTTAACTGGACTTCAAAAAGCTCAACTAATTGGTTGGTTTGAAGATATTTTAATAGGAGAAGATTATGAAGATCTAGATGATGTTATCGAATCTATTATTGAGGATGACTGTTTTTATTACAGGCATAATCTAACAATAGATCACGCTAGCAAACTTCTAGATAAGGTAGAGAGATTAGAATTTAAATTTAAGATCACTTCGAAAGAACGTACATTATTTAATGACGATCAATCTAGTGTACTTTTAATGTTAAATAAGGTAACTAAAGGAGTAAAATCCCATTATTACTAAGAACTTAGATGCGTGTAGCAAGTAAAGCAATTAAGACATTCTAACTCACGTTGATGATACTAATGTATCCTTCAGAATATGTTTATATCCTGAGAAAGGTCTGGAAAATCCTTCGGG